ATTGTCAATGGGCGAGACATATGGCAGTGCAATCTCTTCACTTCCCCATTCCAATATATTCTCATTACTATCACAATATTTCATGAACTTCAATTCCCATAAAGATCTATAGATGATATTGGTATGATCACCTCTATACTTGTTAGGATATGATGGACGATATTTTCCCTTATAAGACATCTAAATAACTAATAATATAGGACTCTCATAAGGTATTTAGAGTGGGAAATAGAATAGTCAAAAAATTCTCCATGAGAGATATGAGAGAGGTCATAGGAGACCTTTCTCAAACTAATCATTATATGGTCAGTTTTTCTACCTTGAATAATACTCTCATGAGTTATATTCAAAAAAGAATTGGTTTCCAGGAAGATGTAAGATTATTTTTATCGAGAAAAAGTGGTCTGCTTTGTTCTGAAGCATCACTACCTACAAGTTCACTTGCAACCGGAGAAGTTCGAGATAATTTCATGGGGATTCCCCAGGAGTTTGCCCATACTCGTTTATATACTGATATTGATTTTACATTTTATGTTGATACTAATTATGTCAACCTGAGAGTATTTGAATCATGGATAGATTATATTTCCGGAGGATCTGAAGGAGATCAAGTATCTGAATTAAATGAAAACTATTATAGGAGAATGAGATATCCTGATACATATAAAGTTCAAACAATGTTTATCTCAAAGTTTGAAAAAGATTTCAACTCTCAAATAGATTATCAATTTATTAATGCATTTCCAAAATTAATTACCGCAATTCCAGTTGCTTATGGTGCCGCAGATTTATTAAAAGTAACCGTACAATTTTCATATGATCGCTATATTGTAAATCCCAAAGGATCCATTAAAAAGGCAAACATAAGTGAGTTTAGTGATATTCCTCGTGTGGCAAATGACACAAATCCCAATGATTTTAACTTCATTACCAGTGGACTTTCACCAGAATTCCTTGACTCCATCACCCAATATGATGGTGATACAAGTTTTAATGGAGGATCTATAAATGATTTCATAGCAGGGGTTAATAATGGAGGAATAACTGGCCTGAATTTTGAATCTGATTATAAAATGAATTTACAAAGAAAACCCGCAAGTCAAGCACAGCAGACAACTGAATCACCAGCAGCAGCAACAGAACAAGCAGCACAATCAACACCAGCAGCAGAACCAAAAGGAAATGAACTAATAGATTCGGATTTACCACAAACACGGGAAGAAGTAGAAGAAATTTTAAATGATTGGTAATCCATAAATTGCCAATCCCTCCTAAATAAAATCACTGACTTGTATTACACATACTATGCCTTTACCCAAGATTAATACACCGACCTATGAGTTGGTATTGCCTTCTACCGGAAAGAAAATTAAATATAGACCTTTTCTTGTAAGAGAAGAAAAAATTCTTATTATGGCAATGGAATCTGAAGACATGACTCAGATTACCAGTGCAATTATTCAAATCATTAGTGATTGCCTTCTTACAAAAGATATTAAAGTAGAATCTTTAGCAACTTTTGATATGGAATATTTGTTCCTAAACATTCGTGCAAAGTCTGTTGGTGAAACAGTAGAAGTCAATGTGACTTGCCCTGATGATGGTGAAACTCAAGTTGAGATGTCAATCAATATTGATGATATTAAGATTAAAAAAACCAGAGGACATAAGAATATTGTCAAACTTGATGACAACCTCTCGATGAAACTTAAGTATCCATCACTCGATCAATTTATTGAAAACAACTTTGATACTGGCGAATCATCCAATGAGATTTCTCAATCACTTTCAATGATCACTTCTTGTATTGAAATGGTTTATAATGAAGAAGAAAGTTGGGAAGCATCTGATTGCACCACGGAAGAACTAAATGATTTTGTGGAGCAAATGAATACCAAACAATTTAAACAAATTGAAAGTTTTTTCACCACAATGCCAAAATTATCACACAAAATTGCGGTTAAAAATCCAAAGACTGGTGTAGAGTCTGAAGTTCTCCTCGAAGGGTTAGCAGCTTTTTTCAGTTAAGTATGGCTCATACCAATCTTGAGTCATACTTTAAGATTAATTTTGCTTTGATTCAGCATCATAAATATTCATTAACAGAGATTGAAAACATGATTCCTTGGGAGAAGGATATTTATCTGGCACTACTTCAACAGTACATTGAAGAAGAAAACTTAAAGGCACAACAAAAGAGTGGAAACTAATCTAGAGCAGCAAACACCAAAACTAAACGTCACGAATGTCTCATCGGCAGTATTCGGTAAGGAAGGTTCTGCTTTGGGCGAAGAAAGTAAAATTGGTAAACTTTCTCGTATTGTAAGAACCACTCGTCTTAAAGTAAATCAGGTTGAAAAAATTCTCCCAGAGCACCAACAATTAATTGGTTCAAATGCAACAAAAATTAAATCAAATACTGAAAACATAAAAATTAATGCAGATAAAATTACACGACTGAAGAAAATACTTCAAACTCAAAAAAGTGATATAGGGAAAAAATTACCGGACAGCACAGAAAAGAAAGATAATGCACAATTCAATACTACACTATCAGAAACCAATAGAATTCTTGTAGAGATTCAAAAACAACTTGCACAAGATTTTGGTGCAAGAGAGCAAGAAGCAAAAGAAGAAAGTGAAGATGCAAAAGAAGCAACATCTAAACAAAGATTTAAACGAGAAGAAACTGCACTAGAAAAATCTGCAAAATCTATAGTTTCTACGGCCAAAAAAGCAACTAAAAAAATTATATCTCCTCTTGGAAATATTTTTCAAAAAATATTAGCATTCATAGGAATTCTTGGTAAAGGTATAGCACTTAATGCTGCTTTTGCATGGTTCCAAGATCCAGAAAATCAGGAAAAATTAAAGAAATTTTTCAACATATTAAAAGAAAATTGGAAATTGTTGACAAAAATATTACTAGTTATTGGAGGAGCAATTTTAATAGGTAAAATAATTGGATTCATTGGTGCAATGGTAAAATTTGGTGGTTTTATTTTAGGGCTCGCTGCAAATCCACTTTTTCTTGCCGGTATTGGAATAATTATGGCAGCTGCTATGCAAGGGTTTGGACGTGCTGAGAAGGAAGTTATAAAAGATCTGAAAGATCAGAATAAAGATAACCCATTTTCATCAGAAAATAGAAAAAAATTAATACAAAAATATAAACAGGAAATTGAAGATATATCTTATGACACTGGAGGAATTCTTGGCAGAGTAACACTTGATCCAGGAAAATTATCAGATCTTAGACAAAAAATAAGATTTTTAGAAACTGGTAGATATGATTATGCAGGGCAAAGTTTGTCATTTGATTTTGGAATATCAGATTTTAATTACAATATGGGTAGTAAGTTTAATTTTGGTACTGGACAACTCGAATCTCTTTCTGGTGATGGAAAATCGCCCGGATTTAGTTTTGGTGGAGAAAGAGCAATGGGTGGTCCTGTAACAGCAGGAAGAACATATTTGGTCGGAGAAAAAGGACCAGAATTATTCTCTCCAAATATTGATGGATCCATTGTAAATAATATGAGAACAGAGAAAATATATCAAATGCTTGCATCAGGTAAGAGAGGTAGAACTAGAATTGTAAATTTACCACCACAAGTAATTGAAGGTCCAAAACCAGAGGTAAATGTGAATCAAGGTCCTGCAACTAAAGCACCCACAATATCAAGTTCTAATCCGTTCGATGGTTCGAGATTAGTAACCCCTGAAATTTACGGAATATCGGTATAGTATTATGCCTTTACCTCTATTAGGATTAGCAACAGGAATAGGAAAAACATTACTCGGCGGAGCAAAGAAAACAGGCACTGCAGTAAAATCTGGTGCTAAAAAAACTATTTCTACTGGTAAATTTTTAGCAAAAAAATCAGTAGATAAAGGCACCGATCTTGCTCAGAGTGGTGTTAAAATTGCAAGACAAGGTGGTAAACAAGTTGTAAAGGGTTCAAAATTTTTCAAAAAGAAAGTTGGTGGTGCAAAAAGAAAAGGTGGTGAGATTGCAAAAAGATTGAAAGAAAATGCAACTAATCTTCGAGATTCTCTCAAAAAAGGAAATAGGAATCAAGATAAATTGAGGACCAAGAAGCAACAGAGAAAGGAAAAAACAAAAAGTCTTAATAAGAAAAGAGAAAAAGAAAAAGAATTAGAGTCAAAACAATCTAATGCTCGTGGAAATAAACTTAAAAATCTTTTGGCAAAAGCTCCTTTAGGTATTTTTGATAAATTATTTGCCCTTGGTGGAATATTACTTGGTGGCATTCTTATTAATGCAGCACAGGGTCTTATAGACAAAGGCAAAAAGTTCATGGAAGATAATAAGGAACTTTTTGATACTATTGGAAACTTTTTAACTGGTGTAAAAGATGCTGCTCTTGGATTACTTGATTCCTTTACTGGTCCAGCATCAAAAGAGGGTGCTTATGATTACTTGGCAAAATTTAGTGATGATGGAAAATTAACTGGAGGAATATTATTAGAAATAGAAAAAGCATTTGACAATGTTGCTGATGTTATTAATGCCGTAAACAAACTTACAGGTGGCAAAGGTGATATTGCAAACTTCATGTATTCAGATAAAGGACAAGCTTTAGCAATGCAAGGTGGTAAAGAGGGGATTCTTGATAAAAATACCGGAAAGTTTTATGAAAAACCATTTACTCAAGAAGAACGAGAAAGATTTGATAGAGTGCAAAGTGGTGGATCTGCATACCCATCGGCACAAACACCACCAGGAGCAGGCACAGATCAACCAATTAATGATACATCTGCATCTAACAGAGATGATGACCATAGTGTCAATACATCTGTACAAAGTGGTGGGGGAACTTATCCTGGATTTGTCCCAGGAAGAAACCCCAAAACAATATATTTTCATTGGACTGGTGGTACAGATTATAATGGACGCCCAACACCATACCATTCTTTCGTAGATGGTTCTGGAAAGGTTCATTATAATCAAGGATATGCTACAGATAGAACTTCTCCAGGGCACACATGGAGAAGAAATACTGGTTCAGTTGCAATTGCCGCGAATGCAATGGGACATGTTGGTCAAGAAAATGGTTATAATCAAGCAAAAGGTTGGGCACAAACTCCACTAAAACATGTTCAAGTCAATTCAATGACTCTCGAAGCAGCAAGATTAGCACTTGCATGGGGTTGGAAAGAAAGTGATATTAACATTCGAAACATAATGACTCATGCAGAAGCTGCTGCAAATAGAGATGGAAAATCACCGACACCAAACTATGGTCCTGGCGGAGAGTCTCCAATTAGATGGGATTTATGGTATCTCACACAGGGTGGTGCAAAGTGGAGTGGTGGAAAAATCATGCGTAGCATGATCAAACAACACATGAGAAATTTGAATCGTCAGGCAAATGCTGGTGCCAGCACTCAAACTGCAAATGCAATCACACCAACAGAACCTAGGTCAACTCAAATTGCAAGTGCAATAAGTCAAGAGGATGATGTGGAAGATACGATCTATATACAAACAGTTGAAAAAAGAACTTATATTCCAGTCCCGGTAATGGCATAAAATAAAATGACACAAGCAGCAGCAGCATCAAAATACGAAATAATGTCAATCTCTAGTGAAAGAGGTAAAGTTTCTTTGGGAGGGAAAACTGTTGCTTTTGATTATTTTGAAAGTATAATGTCTCCAAATATAACGGCAAATATGATAGTCGTGGATAGTGGTGGTTCTGCTTCATATGATAGTAAGTATGATCCGCAAGAAAGAGCCGGTACAATTTATAACGCATTTCCACTTAAAGGAAGAGAAAAGGTAGAATTCAAAATTAAATCTGCATTAGGAACACTTGATTTTGGGAAGAGACCCCTATTCGTAAATGGTGTTAGTAATCCAGATCAAAATTCTCAAAGGGAAGCAATTTTATTAAGTCTGTTTTCTGAAGGAGCAAAACTTAATTCAGAATCAACTGTAATAAGAAAATATGATGGAAACATTGGACAATCTGTCAATAATATTTTAAATGAGTTTGTAATTTCAAAAAGTGAGTTTGTGAAATTGAATTCTGTCAATATACAACCTACTGCTAATGCATATAATTTTATCGGCAACAGTAAATCTGCTTTTGAAGTCATTTGCAATCTTGGATCAAAATCTATTAATGGAAAAGATAGTGCTGGATTTTTGTTTTTTGAAACTCAAGATGGATTTAATTTTAAATCCATCGATAATTTAATTGCCACTAAACCTAAAGCAAGATACTATAAAGGAGAGGGATTGATAGGATCGATATCAAGTAATCGTGATAATTTAAAAATTTTATCCTCTGTTATTAGAAAAAATCAAAATGTTTTGAATGCCTTAAACCAAGGAGTTTATTATTCGAGAAATATTTTTTTCAATCCAAAAACTTTTGAAGAAACTGAAATTATATACAGATTTACTGAAGGTAAATTAGTTAAATCTCTAGGGAAATCAGCAGAAGCACCTGATGTAAACGCATATACTAAAACAAATTATAATATATTAGATATTGGCACACTTGAACAAACTGTCGCGGGTGGTGATAATAATGATCCGAAAGATTATCGGGCACAGGCAGCAATGAGATATAATATATTATTCAGTCAATTGATTGATATTCAAGTTCCGTGCAATCCAAATCTGAGGGCAGGAGACACAATTCATTGTGATTTTGAAATTATTACACAATCAAAGAAAGTGCAAGGTTTTGAAGACCCTGTTCAAAGTGGTAAATACTTAATAGTTGACTTGTGTCATCATTATGAACCAACAAGATCTATCACATCACTGACACTGGCTCGTGATAGTTATGGTCTTTACACTACTAAAAACGAATTATGAAAAGCGCATCATTACCACAAGGATTTTTTCTAGGACAAATTCCACCCAATTGGAATGAATATCTGCGAGCTTCATCATGGAAAGATGCACATAACAATAGAGTAAAAGTTAGAATACCCGGAAAACATTCCAAAGGTGATGAAGTATGTGATAAAGATTTACCTTGGGCTATTGTAGAACAATCGACTTCAAGTGGATACTTAAGTGGTTCATCCGTTGCATTATGGGGTGGCGAATGGGTAACCGGATATTTTTTAGATAAAGATGAACAACTTCCAGTAATCACTGGAGTTCTGGGTGTTAATACTATAGAAGAAGGAAAAATAAGTGAATCTGCATGTAGCACACAATTTAAACCTGTCAAAAGATTTAATAGTGGTTTAGTGGCACAGGCATATCAGATGAGGGGTGGAAGTGAACCAACCAAATCTGCCGAAATAGATAAAAAAACTATAAAGAAAGCAACGCAAAGTTCGCCCCCAGCACCAGAACCACCTATTGTGGCACCAGCATTTGCACC